ATTAAGCACTATGCAATCTGTCACTGCGTAACCTACTTTAGCGCCGGGTTTAGCTTTTACCACTTGTCCAGGTTGCAGCAAAGCCTCTATAGAGTCTGTCCACACCACCATGCTGCCAGCTGCCAAAACAAAAAAATGGTCTGTTTTATGAGCTTTACCTACTAACAATACGCCAGCAGCTATAAAACTTTTTCTACAGTACATTCCGTCTAAAAAATAATGTTCTGTAACTATTTGCTCGGAAACTTGCGTAAGTTCAGACAATCTAACTTCTAACTCCGTTATTTCCAGAGCTGTGGGGATGTACCCAGAACCAAGTTGTGGAGTTAAATCTGCCAATTGGGTACTCATTATAACCTCTTAGTTGTCTGTGGGCAAGGTGCGTTAGCGCACCCTGCGGATGTGTAAATACCCATTAGCTGCAGCCGTGCTAACCGCAAACCCCATGGCGGCTGTCAAATACACTGTAGTGGTGGTGGCTAAGCTTATGCGTTGCAAAGGTGCTGCAATAGTTTGAGTTTGCCCGGTTGAGAAAGGAGCTACCAATTGCGTGAATGTGCCTACAGCGCCTACGTTATTTGACGTGAGCGACACACCCGCTACTATTTGGTTAATGGTGCTAGCTGCTGACGGATTGAATCTGACAGTCCCCGTAATTTCATAATCCCCCGCAGCCAATACAGCGCTGCTAACGTTTATTACTGTGCCCGTAGTTAAACTGACGCCCGTCAAATCTGTGGGCGTAATGTACTCCCCAATGTAACCTGCTGCGGCGTTATCGTTGGTGGTAGTGCCTTTTATCATAGAAGATACTAAATTGTTTAGCACCTTTACTATCTGCTGGAACCAACCTACCCAGATTTTATTAGGTAGAATTCTTCCAGTTTGAGTGGGGTCTAACGCGGCCTGCAAATTTGGGCGGGTTAAATCGTCTACGGCTGTGTTTACCGGAGCGGGGTTAATGTTAGCCATTTATGGTCCCCTCTGTTTGGCGCAACTTGGCAGCCGCGTAACCTATTACAAATTTAACGGGGTCGGTCATAGTAAATTGAAACACAAAATCCCTAGCCGCCCCACACCGACGGAATATAACTCGCGGGTTTTTGTACTGGCCCACAGCCCCTAAACTGGCGTAGCGCTCGTACCCGAACGTTCTTCCTCCGTCTTTAGAAACTTGCATTATTATTTGGGGGTTAGAGCCTTGTCCGTACTGCAGCCCTACACCTGTCTCCATGTCTAAATAAATTTCATCAATCGCGAAAGTATTGCCGCCTGTATTTAAATGCTGGCTAGTTACTTGGCGCTTAATTGGCTGCCCACCATCGGTATAAGTAGTCTCGCTCATGGCGTAGACAGTGCCGGTAGTGGCGTCTGATATATAATTAATGCTGTTATACACCACTCCTAGAGTGCCGAAATGACGGCCTAACAGCGCCAACCCTGTTTGGGTTTCACTCCAAATTCCAGTAAGGGTATCAAACAATAAAGACCGTCCCGCAGTAGGGAATGTAAACTGCACCATAGAGTGTCCGTCTATAATGTACGTTAAGGCTACACAATCCGAGAAAATGCTAAAGCTGTTTATAAGGTTTTCGATGTCAGATGTGCTTACGCGTGTAGGCGTGTAGCCGTTCAAAATCATTACTTGCACAGACCCTTGCGGGTTTTGCCCTAAGAATATGATAGTGTTATTGACTTGAACTCGGCCCCACACAGCAGCTAAGCCCCAGTTCTGGCTAGAGCCAGTAATGCGGGCAAAAGGGTTAGGACTAGAGCCTACGTCTTGCCAAAATTCTATAGACGCTGTACCCCACAGTACGATAGTACCGTTAAACACATCTTGCGCTATTAAATAGTCGGATGTATTTTCTTTGCTGAAGTAGATAGCTGGACTCCAGGTCGTGCCGTCGTAAAGTGCGCAAATGTAGCACTGTTTGGTGTTGGGTAAGTTGCATAAAAACCGACCATCTATAAACGTGACCGTGGCGGCCCCATTAGGGAACGATGCGTCTGATATTGTCGCGAACACATTACCACTATACGTAAGCGTGTAACCCCCCACACCGTCTACAATTATAAGGTTCACACCGTTATCTGCTAAGCTAACATAGCCTAGCGTAGCGACAGATAGGGTGCCCCGCGCTGTAGCTACCCCAAACTTTGTAACACTGTATAACACAGACCCAGCCACTACGTACAGCGTATTGTTAGCGGTAAGCCAACCTCTAATAGGTGCGGTAGGTAGCGTAAAAGCGCTAACCCAACCCGGCGTACCTCTTATAATTACGTTGTTCACTTCACCGTCTGAGCGTTGGTCGTAAAATACATTCAACCGGCGCTGTGCAGACACAACTTGGGAATAAGATTTAATGCCTGTGCCAAATAACGGGATCTGTTTCATACGTCACTTTCTGACATAAAATACATTCGGTTTATTTCAGGTTCTTTTTTCTGCGCGATAGCTAAGGATTTATTTGCTAAATTCTCCATTTTGGCGGTCCAACCGACGTTAAACATCGGGGCTAGCTGCTCTGCCAAGCCCCACACCAGCGCCAGAAACCACTCTTGGGGGTACACGGTGGTGTCGTTAGGGTTTATTATATCTTGCACAGCCTCTAAATAAGTTAGACAAATGTGCTTAGATGTGTCGTTGGCTGCTGCGCAATCTGTATATAGGTAACTGTTGGTCAGTAAAAATTCATGATACACAGCTGTCGGGTCTGCAATAAATTGGGGATTAGTCTTGGAAGGTAGAAAGTCATACTCTGCTTGCTGCAAAATGTTAAGGGGGGTGTCTGTGTTGTAAATATCTCGTAAAAATGCAGACTCTACAATTACAGGTTGGGTTGCTGTGGTTGTGTAATCGAACACGTATGCGTTTGCGGCGGCGGCGTTGCCTGCCGTTACTGCTGGGATAGTTATTACGTTTCCTACGATGCCACTTACTGTAGTCCAGTACAAATTACCTAGCCCGTTCTGGAAGCCAAAATTATCCCCAATAGTCATGCCAGCGCTGCTGTTTACAGTAGCAGACGTAGCCCCGACGCTTACCGCAGCGGCTAATTGGGTGGATACGTAATTTTGCGTCCAGCCAATTGCAGCGGGCCCTAATACATACCGGCCTGTGGTGCTGTTAAGAAACAAATGGCCGTGTCTACGAGTGAACGTCTTTAAACCCGGTGCAAAGTCCGCTTTGCCTTGCCATTGCTTCACTAATAGATTTAGAAACATAACAGAATCGTTATATTCGCTTGGGGATGGTGTTTCTACTTCATCCAACTTGCCTATGCACAGCATAGCCATACGGATAATCTGTTGCTGGGTTATGGTGTAGCTGTACGTGCCGGAACTAGCCATTATGACACCTCTTTGTAAATTTTCCTAAAAACTTCATCGGACAGTACTTTATAATCTCTAAATTCATCCTGCACTACCCAGTCCCCAACTCCTACTGCTACGGCTCCTCGGTTAGTTACTAACCAGCCTAGCACTCTAACCCCAGCGTTTTGGTTGGGCAGCATATGTACCAAAGGGTGGTCGCCATCTTTAAACCACTGGATAGCGTCCACCGTGAGCGTTTGGCGCTCGAACTTCATGCTGCGCCTGCTAATTTATATTTACGCACGGCGTCCATGTAAGCTTTAACATGATACCACACTTCTTCACCAGATATATCTTTCTGGCACTGGGCCGTACCTGTCTCGGCGTCTTTAGTGCAGTTGTCCCAGCCATAGTGCAGTTGGTGGCAAGCAGGCGCAGCGTCGTTTCCACGACCTTTACACACCGTGCCCTTAGATTGCAACGCTGTGGTGCCTATCCAGTCTCGGGTTAAATTCTCTTCAGTGGAATGAGACAAGAAAATGATTTTAGGCATTTCTTCGTTCGCTACAGCGTTAAGCACTCCGGTCTCTGGCCCTATTACCAGATCTGCCTGTTGCGCAAACGCAAGTGATTGCCGAATACTCCATTTGCCGCTAGTCATGTGTACTCTTGGTTCGTTTTCCCAACCACGCTCTAACAAAGCGCAATCTGGCCCGCCTACCAGTACTACGTCTACATCTGTGTATTCTAGCATAATGGAGGCTATAACAGCGTCTAGCCCGGCCCATGTCTTGTGCACAGAAGACCCCGCCAAAGACCAGACAATAACAAATCTGTTCATGCGAGCGCGCTGCTTACTTACCCACGCTTTTTCTTCTAGCAGCGGGAAAAATTTAACTTGAGGTTTGTGCGGTACTCCGGCCAATAAATGCTGGAATTCTAAATAGTTTTTGTTCAACATAGTGTGGCGCACCAATGGAGCCCAGCCATGTTGAGTTCTGCCGGGAAGCGCTAACATTGTACCCTCTACGGACTCGGACAGGTTTACAAATTTATCGTACTTTTTAGCCTGCCATGCCCAGAACGGTGCAAGATCTTGGTTAGGAATTTGGTCCGTGTCTAACTGCATAAAGCTGTCTATGTTGGGGTCGTGTAGCACTACATCTATGCCGGGGGCGGAAGTCATAAGTGTAATGTGGTATCCTTGCTGCTTGAGCCCAGCGAATACGCTGCTAGCTTGCATAAGGTCCCCAAAAGCCCCAAAGCGGCAAACCAACGCAGTTTTAATTGGCTCCGTCGCTACTAGGCGTAAATGGCTGAATGTGTGCTTACGCCCGTGCATTTTGCGGTAAACTTGGTAAAGACTGTATTCGTTGTCGTTGTTACGGGTTTGGTTTTCTACTAAATCCCAGCCAGAAAGTTTTTCCATTGCTGATATAACTTTATCAGCGTTAACGTTCCACTTATGATCAGGATTAGCACCAATCTCGCCAACTTTTGGGTAAAGGTCTTCGTGTGGAAGGTATAAGGCAAGGACTCCTCCTACTTTAACTAAACGCCACCACTCGCGCAGGGCTGCTTCATAATCTTCTATGTGTTCGAGCAAATGGCTGCTGTACACATAATCCATACTTTCTGACCCAAACACATCTAACTTCTCGGCCGTTTTAACTGTAATGTCGGGTTTTATCTGGTGCCCGAACGCTGCATGATGACCGTTATCTACAGATATTGCTTGCGGCAAAATTTTAAAAGTACCCGCACCTAAATCTACCCCCCTACCTCTTAAATAGGGGGCTACCTCCCAAACTATCTTTTTTGATTCTGCTACGTAATCATCGTTTATGTTCCATACCATTTTACTGCTCCCGGTTAGTGGTTATTCTTCTGGCAAGCGCCAAGTCCAAACGACGCCCTGTTTAAATTTTACCACGTTAAGGGTGTTTGCTGCGTTTTCTACAAGGTGCCAAGACACTCCTTCTCGCTCTGCTTGGTCTGCAATTTTCTTTTTAGACATTTGAGTGTTTTCCAGCAAATTTTGCAAAAACGCTACGCCTTCTTCGTTATCTTCTTCGTAATCGACATCGACTGAATTGCCTGCGTTATCTACTTCTTTACCGGCACCGTCAAAATATTTACCGTCTTGCTCAAACGCTGCAAAGTGATTGCCATACACATGGCCGAAGTGTTGTTTAGGGTTAAGTTTCATGGTTCTACTCCGTGTGGGTTAAACTACTCTTCTGTCCATTCCCAAGATATAGTAAGGACAGTTCCGGCAGGTACTGCTCCACCCGCCAATACTAATGAAAATGACTCCCCAGATGCATATGCAGAAGGGCACCGTGATGATCTATCGCCAAAGTCCCAATTAATTTCTTGTATAGGAGCCGCTTGGGTTCCAATGGCCGCTAATTGCAAATGAACAGCCCGCAATGCTTTTTGCCCAACAAATGTAGTAGGATTTGTAGAATACAGCAGCACTGTGCCTGTTGGAGCTGGGTCGCCTGAATCATGCTGACATACAGCTTGAGCAGCAGACGTGCCGCCAATTGGCGGAACTGTAGATTTGTACAGTTGCACGTCTAAGTTACTGGTTGCAGTTGCTTGGCCGCTTACTCTAACATTCGCTAACGCTAACCGCTTGAAAGGGGTCCCCGGTAAGTAAGGTTGCGTCAAAGAGCAAATAAGTGTGGCGTTAGTGCCCGGAGTAAAAGCAGTAATAGCGCAAGAGTAAGTAGCTATACTACTTTCTGTCCGAACGCGTTGCTCGAAAGAACTACCGGGCATTTGGTTAGCGTTACTCATAATGTTACTCCCTGTCCATATAGTTATTGCGTTCTACAAAACCGCCTGCATCGCCGTAAAATAAATCAGTATGCTCTCCGGTGTATTGGTCGTCAGTACCTTTCATGTCGTGCTTGGTAAATCCTTGAGCAAGGCTTAGAGCTTTGGCAGTAATTTGATCTGTTACGTCTGTGGACCCCGCAAAATCAAACGGCATTGCCCCAGTTACGTTATCTTCACAGTTTACACCTGGGATTTTGTTTAAACGGCTGTATAGCTTGGCAGTTTCTACATTGTGTTTTTCCCGGCCTGCTTCATGTTTTACGTCGTTGGTCCAATCTGCCCATGGCTCTCCGGCTTCTTCTTTGGCAGGCACTGAAATCTGAAATTTCTCTTGCAAACTCATGATATTCTCCTTAAAAGAAAGGGAAGTTGTTACACTTCCCTTTGCTTAAATTGCTAATTACTTACAATTACTCTTTAATGTCACGGGGTGTTGGCTCCCAACCATCACCTTCGTAACCTGTGGGAGTAATAATTTTCAACTTCATTTGGCGAATATCAACATGCTCTTGGTGGTCGATATCCATACCTGGAGGTAAGAAGTTAAGCTTAGCTGCTTCGCCGTAGGCTGTTCCCTTTTTAACGATGTACGCTGAGGTCATACCTTCAAAACCTGATTTCTCACCGATGTCGTCATGAAGTGAATTCATGTTTGCGACACCCTCCGGCACTTCTGCCATTACTTCGGCAAATTTTTCTGGCTCTGCTTTGCCTTTCATCTGACCTGCTGACATAGCGCCTTTGCCTGCTGGCAATGCTGGTTTAACTGACATGATATTTCTCCTTAAGCCGAAACGTTGGCATTTGGTGTAACAGCCCACTCTACAACAGGGTAGAGTACCGACGTTGCGTCAGTTCCACGGGCCACATACATGTAGTCACCAGCGTTAACGGCAATGCCGCCAGTGGCTGTAGAACTACCTGTACCTGTACCGGACAACTGAACTTGACGGAATTGACCCGCTGTGGCATCGCTTACAAATGGTCCGTAAGTGTAAGTAGTGGTGCCGCTTACACGGTATAGACTAAATTGATCCCCGGTGCCAGTTGTGGTTACTGTAGCTGTGCCGTTCCAACCAGTGTAGCTAGATGTACCTGCTGTAACGCAAGTAACACCTACTGAGTAGATTTGCAAAGCTGTGAAGGCTACGAATTTATCGTAGGTCTGAGACGCGCCTGCCGCTTTGTTCGCAAAGTTTTGAGCTTGATGAACGACGTAAGCAGGGTGGTCGTAATACATGTTGCGCAATAATTGAGCCATGATATATTTCCTTTCCTATTAGGCTGCACTATCCCACTTAACGATACGAGCGTTAAGTGCGAGTGTGTGAACAATACCAAAACCGCCCAAGTAGTACCAAGCGACGCCTTTGCTGCGACCATAATCGGTAGGAATTTTACCGCGCATTTCTTCCGGTACAGCTACCGCTTCTGCTACGGTGTCGTTACCGAAAATAAACATCCAGTCCGATGTACCATTGACCCACGGAACCATATCGCCGCCGTTGGCTACGGTAATACCTGTAGTACCATTGCCTTTTGCGACGTTAGTTTGCTCGATGTAACGAGTGTTCTCGTAACGACCGATTTCACCATTCATAATCAATTTGAAACCAGTGTCCGAATACTGATGAATTGTTTCCAAGTTGTTTTTGAACGCCCGCAACGTGGTAGGCCAAGCGATTGCGTAGTAATCATCACCGAGGTAAGCTGGAATGTTACGTTCTTTCATCGCATCCACAATTGCCTTAGCATGGCCGTTGTTATACGCGATTGAGTTTGTACCCGTTACAGTACCGTTTGTGTACAGCGTAACGGCAGCAGTAGATGTACCCCCCGTAGGGATAGCGCGGAGCAAAGTTTGGTTAAATTGGTTCCAAGCCAAACGGTCAAACGATTTAACGGCATCGTTTTTCAATACTTTTTGAATCAGTTCCAACACTGGAAATTTAGACAAGTTGTCTAATTTGCCAGAGAACGGAACCGAGTTACCAGCTTCAGTCACTGTGAGCGTACCCTGTGTGATAGTAAAGTTGGTTTCTGGCATTGTGTTGGTCTCAACCAAAACGCCGCCTGCTGTGGCAACATCAGAGAAGACGTCCCATGTAAAGGAGTCACCTTTCTTTTTACCTTGTTGGCTGGCGTCACGAACGTCGCAAAATTGACGAAACTTAACCAGCGGCTGCACACTCATGCGCAGTACGTTTGATAATTGGCGGCTATACATAAAGCCCCCGAGGCTGTTAACAGCCCATACTTGACCTGACATATTAATTCTCCTAAATGGGGTTACGATTTCGGCGCGTTAAACATTGCTTGGTTGCCGCCCCGTGCGGCTGCCATAGCTTGGATAACTTCTTGTACCGATGGTTCTTTTTCCTCTACCGATGAAGATTGTTTTGTTGCATTAGCTGTAGGAGTTGCACTTGCGGCAGCAGCTTTGCGAGCCAGTTTGTCGGATTGTTGAACTGCAACCGGGGTTTGGACCCCTTTTGGTGACAATTTTTCTTTCCACTCTCTTAACTCGTTACCTATCGCGGCCCAACGTTCACTATAACCTCTAGGGTCTTTGTTTTTAACAAGTTCGATGTCTTTATCTACAGCTAACTTGTTAAGAATAGGGTCTTCGATAATATC